CTCTTAAAAACAATTATACCCTTCTGTGGGATATGCCTAGCAACGCTGGCTATATTAATATTGTTGCTGTGATGCAGAAGTTCTTCGACCAGGCAATCTCTGGTAACTGGAGCTACAATCCATTGAACTATCCTGATAATGAGATCCCTGTGTCTGTTATGGCAACTGATTTCTTAACTACATACAAGTACGGTTGGAAGACTTCTTACTATCAAAACACCTATGATGTAAAGGAAGATCCTGAAGACGATGATAAGAAACAAAGCATAGAAGACCTATTAACTCAAATTCTAGAAACACAAACCGAGGAAGAAGACTGTGACAGTTGCAAAATTTAGAGTAAGCGAAGATATGCCAAAGAAATCTGTTGAAGGCATGACTGTCTTTAATACAAATAAAGTGAATGCCATGAAACAACCTATGTTCTTTGGTGCTCCTCTGGGAGTGCAACGTTATGATCAATACAAATATCCCGTCTTTGAGAAACTCACACAGCAACAACTGGGTTATTTCTGGAGACCAGAAGAGGTATCCCTCCAGAAAGATCGTGCCGACTATCAGACACTTCGTCCAGAACAGAAACACATCTTCACTAGTAACCTTAAGTACCAAATCCTCTTGGATTCTGTACAAGGGCGTGGTCCTGGGATGGCTTTTAGTCCTTACTGCTCACTACCCGAGCTTGAGGCTGCAATGAATATCTGGCAGACTATGGAGATGATTCATAGTCGCTCGTACACATACATCATTAAGAATGTGTACCCAGATCCTACCGAAGTTCTTGACACAATCATTGATGATGAGAAGATCATTGAACGTGCTCAAAGTGTCACCAAGGCATACGATGACTTCATCAATGCTGCACAGGAGTATGGCACTGGTAACTGGTGGAAGGAAGACTGGAGAGATTCTCCTAGTGCTGAATGGACACTGCGTGATCTGAAGCGTAAACTCTATCGTGCAGTCATGAACGTTTATATCCTAGAAGGTATTCGTTTCTATGTTTCTTTCGCATGTTCGTTTGCTTTTGGTGAACTCAAGATGATGGAAGGCAATGCAAAGATCATCGGTCTGATTGCTCGTGATGAGTCACAGCACATGACTATCACCATGAACATGATCAAGAACTGGCAGAAGGGTGATGACCCTGACATGCTGAAGATCATTGAGGAAGAAGAGCAGAATGTCGTTCAGATGTTCCGTGACTGTGTGGAAGAAGAGAAGAACTGGGCAGAGTATTTGTTCAGAGATGGTAGCATGATTGGATTGAATGACAAACTACTCAAGAACTATGTTGAGTGGGTTGCTAACCGTCGCATGAAATCTATCAACATGAAACCTGTATTCGATCAACCTATCTCTAACAATCCTCTCCCCTGGACAGAGCACTGGTTGAACTCCAAGTCTATGCAGGTGGCACCACAAGAGACAGAGGTTGAGTCTTATGTTATTGGTGGTATCAAACAAGATGTTGGTGAAAAAACATTCTCTGGATTTAAACTATGACAAATGAGTGGAGTGCGGTTCACCATAAGAGTGACCCACCCCAGTCTCCTTTTGCTCCCACTTGGGACTATACTATTGGTGAAAAGCAAATTGATATTGACTGCGGTGAACTAACTAAAATTATTCTACAGAAAGAACAAGAGATCAAAGACCAATTCCCTGCTAGTAGTGACGGGAACACTGGTCTAGGTCCTAATAGTCTTACCTCTAGGTTCAGGCATTTTAATGTCTTGACCTGGGGGTTTCCTGCTACAGATCAGTTGCATAAAGAGATTAAAAAATTTCATGGGCAATACTCTAATAGTATTTTTGGTCTTCTTTCTCCCGTACCTAAAGTACAAATTAGATGTTGGGCTAATGTATTGAGGAAAGGTGAGAGGATCAAAAAACATTGGCACTCTGTTCACCCACATACATACTTGGGAGGACATCTAACTGTTGCTGCTGTAGACACCAAGACTATCTACGAACATCCGTATGATGATATTGGTAGAAATTATGAGGCAGAGAATGTGCCAGGTAAACTGACACTATTCCCTAACTATCTTCCTCACTATACTACAGTTAATCAACAGGATAGTCCTAGAATTACTATTGCTTTTGATCTTACTAGTTTAGATAAGATCTTTACGGATGATGATGACCACACGCTTATAAGATTATGAATCCTGATAATCAATTACCTGTGCCCATGAGGGCAGATCCTAATCAACCCAGGGCAGTCCAGAAATATCTGGAGGTAATGAAACAAGTTGATCGCAATGAACAGTATACGATATACTGGTGGACTAGGATGAATGAAGAAGAACTGATGCAGGTAATGCAAAAGTTCTGTTGGGATAACAGTATTGATTATAATACTGTCAACTGGGGTAAGTTTCTACGTGGTGAAAACATCCCAGGTTTCTGGGAGAATGCTGCACAATGAATATATTTTATAGGTGGTTACATGGCATTAAATTGGAGAGAGCAGCTGCTCGCAACAAACCTACCCAGTCAGGAGGAGAGAGACCTTCTGTCAAGAGGACCGAGCAGTCTGGCACAAGCGTGGAAACTCGGAGCAATGAAGTACAGATACAGATACCTGATCCGTGGGACCGATGAAGACACAAAGTGCTAAAGCGAAAGGTCGTAACTTACAAAAGTGGGTGAGACAAATGTTGATCGAGATGCTAGATGTTCATCCAGAGGACATCGAGTCTCGGTCTATGGGTGCAGGTGGGGAAGACCTGATAATGGCAAGAGCAGCTAGACAAAAGTTCCCACACTCTGTAGAATGTAAGAACGTTGAACGACTCAATGTCTGGGATGCATACGAACAGGCAGCATCAAACTGTGGTGACTATGAACCTATCGTAGTCATGAAAAAGAATAGAAAGAAACCTTTGGTTGTTGTTGATGCAGAATATTTCATCGGACTCTTTAATAAATAATAGAATACAGGATTACATTATGCCGAGATCACAATTGACCAAGAATGATATCCTGGCAAAAGTTTATCAAATGAAAACAGAATTGTATTCTGACGGTCATAAAGATAAGACAGGTCAATGGCATGATGGTGCTCATCATTTTCTAAACAAAGTATTAGATGCCCTCAATGAATATAGATGTTGAGATTAAAAAACTATTAGAACGAGTTAGACGTATGAAAAACGATACGCTCTTTGAAGAACCATGTCCCATTTATGAAGCAGACGTTGACGATTGGGAAGATTTCTGGTACAATGAGGACAAATAAGTAATCACTTCATGATCAAAACATTATTTGCTGCACTTGCTGCAGCTGCGATTGTTATTCCTGCACAAGCAGAACCGATTAGAGAAACTGACTACAATACACCACATGCGATGGGGTGTATGCTGCTAGGTGAATGCACCGATGATGTGGTAAAGGTAACTTCTATGCTTGACATCTCATCCAATTACAATGATATGGAAGACTTTACTAGTGTGACTGGTGAGTTCCATAACATCCTACACTCACTCAATCAAGTTGGCGTGAATGTATTCCTTGCTGATGAGAAGTATTTTCCTGCAGGGCATCGTGGTGTATACCATACTGTCTCCAATAACTTCTTCCTCAATAAGGATCACATGGGTAGTCCTGGAGTCCTGATGATGGTAATGCGTCATGAAGGATGGCATGCAGCACAAGATTGTATGGCAGGAACGATTGACAATAGTCTGATTGCTATCATCAAACCAGAGGATGAAGTTCCTATGATCTGGCGTGTTTTAGCAGAACGTACCTATCCTGATTCTGCTGTACCTTGGGAAGCAGAAGCACAGTGGGCAGGTAGAACAGAGAACATGACTATGGATGCTCTTGCTGCTTGTGCTGGTGGCAAGATGTGGGAAGTCTATGAACCAACACCTTTGACTAGAGAATACCTAGAGAAAGAAGGTTATATCAAATAAATAGTTTTGCCTAACTCTTTACTCATGGACTCAAATCCAAAGAAAGAGGAAGCCAAAAAGGAAAGCAAATTTGAGTGGGCGGATGAGGGTGTATCAACTCTTGTCCGAGTTATTATACTTGGTTGGTCAGCAACAATTCTGACCCTTAATTATGTAACTGTTCCTGGTATTCCTCAAAAAAACATCGATCCAACTTTCATAGCCAGCGTCTTCACGGGGACGCTTGCGACGTTCGGTGTCGTTCCTGCTAAAAAGAAAGACGATTCAAAACAAGAACCTCCAAAGGAAAATAAACATGCAAAAGATTATTAATGGTGTCGCATTATTGTCAGGTCTAGTTTCTCTATCTGTTCTCGGGGGTGGTGCTTATCTTTACGTTCAAAAGGATACATTGATTGAAGGTGCTAGGGAGAAAGCAACTGCTGCTATCACCGAAGCAATCACAGAAGCACTTCCTGCTATGATAGACTCTGCTATGCCAGAGATACCTTCTGTGCCTTCTACCACAGGTGCTGCACTGCCATTCTAATATGGATATCCCAGACATTAGTACAGAGGGTATTAATATTCGTGAACTCGATATCGGTCCAATTAATATATGGACTGCTCCCGAGGTACGAACTCCTAGTGTCCCTCCAATCTACCCAGTCACTAATATGATTGGGGTCCCTATCGTGGACATGCCTGGATGTGTAGAAGCACACGAACAAAACGAAAAAAATAACTTTGATGTCAACGAATTAGATCCGAAAGGTGTCAAAGTATACTGTGATGCAGGTACACCATCATTTAATCCTATGGATTATGATAAAGGTCAGCTGAAGTTTACAAATGAATCTCCTGTACCTGCATACAAAGGATCGAAAACTAATCCACCTTCAGATACAAAAACAGATACACCACCAGCACCAAAGACACCAGTAGCATCAGCAGACATTGAATGTCCTACTCAAGAACAGTTAGATAAAGAACCTGTGGGGTTCCTGTTTGATAGTGGACGCAAAGAAGTATTAGGATACAAGTTGGTAGGAGACCAATGTATCCGAGAGGTAGGTGATGTACCTATCGTTACACAAGTATTAAATGGATTACCCCCAACTGGTGTTGTGGTCACCACTGGGGGTAT